TCTTTAAAGATCGGCATGCGAGCATCGCTTTGGCGCATTAAATTATTATCTACAGCTTTCGTCTGAGCATCAGTCTGGTTTTGAATATATTCATTACGTTGACCGATAAACTCAGTTGGTGTTTTGCAGAGTAATAAACCGCCAATCTCAATATTGTCCTTAAAGCGACTATTAGGATCAGCTAGCAGTTGGAATTTTGGTTGCTCTTCTAATCGTACAGGTTCCCAACCTTCTCTCAATTTTGATGAGATATTGCGTGGGTCTGCAGCGTTTAGTGTTGAAACACGAATCCAGCGATATGAATAACCAGCCTCTTTGTCAGGCTCGGGGAGAAGCTCTGGGGGCATCCACTGCTTTGGACGCTCAGCAAATTCACGATTATCAGTTTCACGGTTCAATCTATTTGTAGCCATGTCAGGCCTCCAATTTCATAAGTTCACGGACGTATTGCTCAGGGGTAAGACCAAGTTTTTTGGCAATCGCAACTTGCGATGTCTTCAACCTAATCTTCTTCGGTGCTGTCGACCGAGTCGCTGGCGCTACTACTGTGGCTGGTTTCGCTTTCTGCGTGTCTGCTTTCGGCGTTACTTCCTTTGTTAAATCTACTTCTACATCGGGCGGTTCAATGTCGTCATCGAAGACTTCAGGAAACCGTTTTCGCATCGTTCTGTCCAACGTAGCGTAATACTCATCAGAACCAAGTGGCATGCCTTGACGTTTTAGCTTCTCATGGAGTCCCAGAGCTGCTGCTGTCATTTCTTCGTCCTGTCCGAACCAAGAATTTCGTCCTTGCCATTCCGCTAGTTTCTTGTCCGTAACTTGCGGTGGTTGCTGTTGACTCGTTTGTACATCATAAGTTTCCTCTTGTAAAGGGGGTAACTTAAAGTTTTTTGCTTTTTCTAACGCAAGTGTAGCATTTGTGATCTTTTCTTGAGCTTCTAACAGTTGCTCAGAGTCACCTGCTTCATATGCTAACTTGTAATCTCTCTTAGCGGCTTGGAGCTTAGCATCAGCAGCACTTTCTACTGCTTCTTTGTAATCTTTCTCACCAGAGCTAAGTAATTGCTTGATTCGGCGATTTTCTTCTAACAAACGTTGAGCAGCATCAATAGCAGCCTGTTGCTCTCGTTTAGCAGCTTCTTTTTCACGACGTTCATCATTCCACACTTTTTTCATGCGAATAATTTTGTCTTTAGCTTCACGACTGTATTTGTCTAGGTCATCAACCTCAACTTCAAGCTTTTTAACATTCTCAGGATTAGAAGCAACACGACCCCTATCATCTTCGGGGGTATCGTCTTCAATCTCAATTTCTAAATCAGGTTCAGCAGCTTGTTTTTCTTCTGCCTCAATCTGATCTAAGGGTTTACCCTGATCTTCTTCATCAGGAAATTTGTAGTCATTGTCAGCCATGTCCAGCCTCCTTAAATGAATTTACGTTTAATTCCACGAGGATCTTCTACTACTGCCTCTACGGAATCGTCATTGATAATACGGAACTCTCGATCGTGAATAACCAATCTAGTGCCAGCATTTGGTCTAACTAGGACAAAATCGCCCTTTTTACACCAAGGTCCTGTCGGATAACGCTCGGGGTCTTTGTAGCAATCTGGACCCATATCAACCACAAAAAGCACGGTTGTTAAGAGTTCATCATGTCTACGAGTCTCGTCGGACTTAAGAATACCGCTTTCAAAAGCTTCTTCGGCTTCTGGAATTGCGCACAAAATACGATACCCTTGTGGGGCAGGTAGTTGTTTTGCTCTTTCATCTGCTTCTTTGTTTAATACAGCGGCAAGGTCCACCGCCTGACTAAGATTTAGTTCACTCATTGTCCGAGTTCTCCATCCGTTTTTTGAGGTCTTCTATTGTTCCGCATGCAGACTCAAGACCTCGAATCTGTCCACATACGTATCTGTACTCTTCTATTGTTGCAATATTGCCTTGAGCTAGTCCGCCCTTTAGGAACTCCATTCTGTCGATGTATTCCTTTAACAAATAGTCTAAATAGTCCAATTATTCTCCTTTGGATGGTTTTGGTTGAGATTTAGGTCTGTGTTGCTCTTTCAAAATGTCTAGTCCAGCATTAAGAAGGGCTTCACCTTTACTATGTTGTGCTTCTTGTTTAGTACGATCTAAATCAGCTAGTGCTTTAGCAGCGTCAATCTTATCTTTACGCTCAGCATCTTGCTTCTGAGTGCTTATAGAAGCTGCAGCCTTGAGTGCATCAATATCAAGTTGTTTCTTTTTGAGCATTGCATCAGCCAAGTCTTTATGTTCTTTAGCTTGTTGTGCACGTTCTTTAATAGCAACCTCACGTTGTTGCAACTGGAGCATCGGATCTTGGGCTTGCTGGGCAGCTTGTTGCTTAGCCATTTGCGCTTGGTTCTGCTGGAGAACCTGCTGGGCAGCTTGTGCCAATAGCGGTGCAAGTTTAGCTTCAAGGGCTGGATCCATAGGATTAGTCTCACCTGACTCATCAGTCTGAGGAGGAAGAGCCATACCAAGACGTTGCTCAATCTCAATACGATACTGAAAGCCTAAGTGCTCGGCAATATGCGCTTGCATAGCAGCTTGCATTACCTGCGCTTGTGGGTTCTGTGCTAATAACTGTTGAATCATCGGATCCTGCATAGCTGAACTGTGTACAGCGATATGTGCTTTGTGGTCCTGATAGGCAAATGCTTTCATTGGTTTAAGCATCAATGCGTCTTGGTTCTCAGTCACAGGGTCTTTAGGTTTCTGATCTTCTGGAAGCGGAACTAACTTAGCTGCTTCTTTAATACCAAGCACGTCCATCATCTGGCGATATAGCAACGGCATGTTAAACATACCTGGAGACTGCTGAGCTAACTGCATTACTGCCTGATACTGAACAATCTTCTGCGCCATTGTTGAGGCATTAGGGTCGCTAACAGGAATAACGTCTACGTTGTCATAGTCAGACTTCTTAGCGTATCTATCACCTTCAACTGGGTCGTATGGATACTCCTCTGGGGTGTATTCAGCAATAATCTTCTTTAAAAGCTTTAACTCTTGCTTAAGAGAGTAGTGAACACGTGCTTGAACTGCGCTCATTACTTTAAGCGTACGCTCTAAAATCGCCAATGTAGTTCCAACAGGAGCTTGAGCGCTCATATCACTTAACTGCAAGTCTGCAGTGTTAGCGAATCTGCGACCTTCTTCGACAATCTTGTCCATAAGCTGTGCCAATACTTGGCTAGGCTCTTTATATGGAAGCGGCATGATGTTGTCACGCATTGCACCACTAGGTACGTCTACGTCACGCCATTCGCCTGGGGCTATCGGTGTGTCGTCGCCTTTGACTCGCAAGCCACGGGTCTTAAAGCCACCTGGCAAGTTGCTAAGGGTACCTGCGTCAACGAGTTGGCGAATAATGGAAGTACCAGATTTAGCATAAGCACCGATAAGATGGATAAGACCAAAATAGTAGAAACCAAAACCTGGAATATACCCGTAGTGCACAAAGTGCTGACGTTTCGTACAAGTTTGATCGTTCGGATCCCAATTTCGTCTAATAGAAAGAACATTTGAAGTCCCTTTCTCAATAGTTACAACGTATGGAAGTGCAATACCTGTAGGTTCGCCGTCCTCGTCTTTGTGCTCGTATCCTGGAATATCCAAGTTAACGTGCATTTCTAATAATTTGTAGCGATCATCAGTACTTGCTTTGAATCCTAGGTTGTCTGCAATCTTTTTCTCTACTTCATCAAGCGCAGTACTAGGTTCGCCTAGGTCAATGTCACGATAAAAGCCAGAAACTTGCAGCTTACGCAGCTCGTTCTCTGTTTTACGCATTACGTGGGTTACACGTGGGGAAGAAGCTAAATCAGATGCACCATATGGCACAACAATGTCCTCTGCTGGGACAAACATAGCTACTTGACGGTCTAAATTCGGGTCAAAATAGACTTTTTTGAACGCATTACCTGCTAAACCCAAGCCCCAGAGCATGCGCTCGGTTTCAGGACGGTACTCAGGCATCGTTTCAGTCAACTGATAGTTCATATCTTGCTGAACACGCTCAGCAGACTTCTTCTTATCTGGTGTTTCCTTACCAATCACTAAAGTTTTTACTGGACCTTGTGCTGGGAAGATAGACATCATGGTCTCAGCTTGGAATTTAACGAGTGCTTCACTCAATAATGGGTGATAAACACCACATGCACCGTCCCAAGGCTCACTTCTTTCTTCAATTTTTAACCCCAAAAGCTCTAAACCATCTACATAAGTCTGTATCCAGTCCTTACGAGAGGCAATATCGGAGTCAAAATCACCAACTAAGTCACCACAAATCTCTTCTAAGACGCTATCTGACAAAACTTCGGCAAGATTTTCGTTAAATCCTGTCTCTTCGCTTTCTTTTCCTGGCTCAATGGTGACTTCTAAGCCATCCATACCGATAGTTACTGACTCAGGATCCTCAATTTCAATCTCAATCGGTGATTCCTGTGCAGCTAATTCTTCGATGCCCTGCGGGGCTGCGTAAAGAGCCTTGTCAATAGCCATAATTTATCCTTAGTAATATCCTTTTGTTCTTCTACTCTTGAACAATTTAATTTCATCGGGTTCATCCGACGGTAATCTAATAAATCCACCCTGTCTAAACCGCATGAGTGCCATCACTGTTGAGTCAACAAGGTCATCATGACTCATAAATGGAAATCCTGCAATCTCTTCTACGACTTCTTCAGCCCATCTTGTCTCTGGGACCCAGCAAAGTCCTGATCTCACAATATCTGCCACACTATTTAATCGTGCCAGTTTATCTCCTGATCCTCTATGCGGAGTGTACTCCATGACAGGCATGCCAGTACGTCTAAGTTCTTGATAAAGTGCAGTTCCAGCAGATTTCTTTTCTACGATAAACGCATCAGGCTGCCATTCGTTCCACTCTGTATAAGACATTTCTTTTAATTCTGGGAACTCCATCCGCCTCTTAATACTGTTTAACAAGATGATGTTGTAGGCATCTGTCTCCTCGTTAAGGAATACTCCCCACGTAGTAAGCGCTGTAAAGTCTGCTCGATTGTGGGTTTCTGCTGCAGCGTCAAGGGTCATGATGACGTACTCACAAACAGGTGGAGTCTCGTTTTTCCATATATTCCACCACTCCCGTTTAACTACAGA